TGCTCGTCTACACCACCGCAAAACTTTGAGGGGAGACTTGTCCCGCAGAAACTCAGCCTGATACTTGAAAGGGTTAATATGTAAATTTTTTTGGAAAAACTCAACAGGGTTGTGTGGAATCTTTATTTTCTGGCCAGCTTCAAAGGCTTTAAGTTCTTTTTCCAGCTTGCCTATCTTTCTCTCTAAGCTCATGAACCTTCTTCTCCAACTCTTCAAGCCTTGCAACGATTTTGTTAGAGTCGTAATCACGCATTACAACATTGACACATTTGGCGATGTACGCCGCAATGCGACTCCATTTTTGTTTGTGTTTCTCTTTTCTCGCTTTTTTCGCTCTCTCTAACGCCCACTGATGCAACTCTTCTAATTCAGCAATTAAGCTCCCACGCACAGCCTGAGTTTTACCATCAAACTCCTTCCGCATCTTGTGGATTCTCTGTGAAAAAACCGTTGTTTTCAACATACCCCGCCTAATAGACCCCAAATATGCAGCACCTCTATGCTTTCTGTCCGAAAAATGCGCCTAGAATAGTGCCTACAACCATACTGATGGCAGCGAAAATCTCGTTGCTGAAGCTACGGAGCACAACCATATAGACTGCCTCTAGAACGGTTAATGACAATAACGCGAAAACTGCGAAGGACACTCCATAAACCACCCGATCTGAAGGCTCTACATAAACTGTTTTTCCGCGAATACGCACCGTTTTTCTCAAAACTTTACGAATCGGATTCCTCATTTATGACTCTCCTTCGCGTATATGACCAATCGACCTTTCTGTTTCCTTGTCCGAGCCCTCAGGAAGGCTCTTCGCAACAACAAAACAACTTTAGCGTCTAGGGCGTTAGGAAGGGCTACGTTAACGTCGTAGATCATTCCAAGGGGCACAACGTTAAAGTCAACATCATAGACCCCTTCAGCCTCGTTAAGCTGGAAACTGTCACGAATCAAAATAACATGCTTAACTCTTCGACCAGCTAAGCCAAGAAAATATCCAACCGAACGGACGGGAATGTCAAACTGCATAACCTCCTCGGACCGCTCGTCAATTCTGGCTTCTCCTTTGCTGGCGTCATGCCAAAACACTTCAACAAGATCACCTAAATGCAAAGCTTTCAGCTGCTTCAAAACCTGCTTTTTCATCATCGCAACCCCCGCTTGTAACGTGCCAAAGAATCACTCTTGCTTCGCAGCTTGTACAAGTAGTCAGCGAGCAACGGAGTCTCTTTCCCAAGTTCCAAAGTGACCTCAAGAGTCTGCGTTGCAGCAACTACCCGGTATTCGACGCTTACGATGCGATAGTCACCGTCAATGTTTTCGTTAGGAAGCGTAACGTGAATCTTGTCGCCAGGTAACAATCGGTCAGTGCCATAATCTATGACAGTGCTTTTCACCGTTATGTACTCAGCAGGATCCTTTAGGTGTGCGAGTAAAGCCTTAGCCCTTAACGAGCATTCATTGTCGCTGTGAAGCTCCTCATCAACTTCCACAAGTTCACGCAGGCCATAGCTGCTTTGGCTTCCTGTATCCTGCTCCGTAGCTTCCCATCGACGCTTATTGAAAAACAGGTTGTCAACCCAGAAGCTGCCAGTTCCGGTTCCTGAAAAATGGGCATAGAAAAGGATTTTCTGAACGTATCTCCAATCAAACTCTTTCGTGTTGAAAACGCTGTATGTCCATTCATCCTTGTTTTTCTCTCCAACACCGAAGCTTTGTAGACTCCAATCTTCGCCTGGACTTATTCCGATTTCTCGGCGAGCAACCTGCCACGTTCCATCATGATACTCTTCGATTTGAACAGTTATGGCTCCGCTGAAAGCTGATTCCTCTTTTATCTGGAACGTAAAGCTTGGATACTTGTTGCAGTCAACAGTCAACCCAGCACTTGCAAGATTCAGAACAAGGCAACCATAATAGTCTGAGCTGTTCGTAGTATGCTTTACAGAATAGTTCCCCACAATTTTTTCGGTGCTGTCAAGTGCTACGCTTCCTGACCCTGTTCCGCTACTCCAATCATCAGTTTCATCGCTGTTAATATCTAGAGTTTCGTTCCAAGCCATCTTATCCGTAGGAACAGCTTTTTCGGCAGCACCAAAAACCGTGATCTTATTTCTTATGCGGTGAATGTCCTTGCGGTATTCGCTGACTTCAATGAGCTCAGACAAGCTGACAGAGCTGGTCTTGCTGTTCCGTGGGAAAAACGCGAATTTGCCTTCTGGTTCAACTCGAAAATCAAACCCGATCACCCCTAGTTTGTCAGCGCTTTCCGCAATGTACTTGAGAATGTCAAAGACCGGCGTATTCTCATATTCTAGAAGGGTGTATGTCGTGTCTGTGTTTTCCACGAGTTCTGTTGAATCCCGCACATGAGACAAGCCAACGTAATTGTCGAGTAGATCCTTTACGATTGTTTCTCCTTTCTGATTTTCATACTTCTTTGTGACGACACGTCGGAAAAGCCGTTCACCCCAGCAGCGTCCCCGAACTCGGATATAATTTTCAATAGACGTTGATTCACACAGAATTTCCTCAACGCGAATCGTTGCCATCAAAGGGTTATTGGCTCCTCTGCCGATGCTTATGCTTCCATCATCGCCTACGTTAATCGGATACGTTCCGCTGGGACTGTATTTCTTGCCAAAATTCTTTAGTAAACAGCTGAAGCTGGAAACTTCTTTTGTGCAGCCTAGATGCACCCGTAGGTCTAGGACGTCGCCTTGGGGAGGCGTGACAGAACCGAAGACAACGGCGACAACCGGTAAAGCAACGCTCAATCTTCAATGCCCCGCCTGTAATACTCCTCTTCACCAGCCCGCTGAATGCTTCGAGTGTGAGTTGGCATTTCAGAAACAGCTGAGTTATAGTTTCTAACAGAAGACGTTGCAGCATCCAATTGAGACGCAAAAAGCAACATGGCAGACGCAGCAGCAATAATCACAGTTATGCCTACGCCAGTTAAAGCTAGGAACGTTGCATAGCTGATGTTTAACGCGTTCTGGGCTGCGGTGGCGATCCAGCAAGCGGCAGCATAAACTTTCTGGGCTACAGCAACGCCCCAGCTGGTTCGCATAAACATGCCCATAACTGTGACCACAGCCATAAGAGATGAAACTGCCCGAGATTGTGCATCGCTAAGAAAACCGAACTGATGAGCCAAATGAGCAACAGCGACCCCAGTTGCACCTAAACCAGCGATAGTAGAGCCAAGCGATTTAATGCGAGCAGCCAAACTTTCTGCATCCGACTTAATACGATCAAACTGTGCACTTGCTCGGTTGACAGCACTAACAGTGATCACCATTTCATGAAAACTCATGCCGAAGAGGCCTCCCTTACTGCTCCTTTTATGGCCCGGTTGATTCTGTTGATGAGACTCTGTATACGCAGCGAAACTGCGTTTTTCAAGAATTTTCGGGGTCTGATATACCGTGTTCCGAGTTCTTGGAAAATGGCGTATGGGGCAGTTGCACCTAACTGTAAGATCCAGTCTTTTACCTTTGCGTAGATGCTGTCTCTCAGACGGCCAGTGCGAACGGGACACCGTGCTCTAGCTATGTTTTTCATGGCGTCTGCTTCAAATTGCATAGCTTCCTGAACTTTGATTTTCATGCCGTCATCTAGCTGATTCAGCTTCCTTCGCAAGTCTGCAACACCGTCTATGTGCATCTCCATATCAACGGACACGCCGCTTCCCCTCTTTCTCCGCTTTTTTACGTTCTTCCTCTGTCAACCGATCCATCTCATTCAAAATCACGATAAACTCTTGCACCGTCTTAGATGGCTGTCTTCTCAGCTGCTTTGGGGTCCACCCGAATTCTTTACAAAGCCGAAACTCTGAAAGAGCTGGATGCGGCTTTCCTCGTCTAATTGCTCCAATAAAAAACGAAGGTCATCATGTGTTATCCCGCAAAGTTTGTTCACGATTTTAGAGAATAGTTCACCTAGCTCTATAGGAATGCCCTCATCGTCGCTAAGCAGCTTCTCTAACGTAATTGGCTTGTCAGATGGCTGCTTTCGGAGACTAGCCCAAATCGTTTCAGCTTGAATAGCTATGAAATCGCTGCTGATAACCTGTCCTGTTCTCGGAGAATATTTCGTGTGTTTCTGGATTATGCGGTTGCGTTTAGCCCAAGTGATCTCTTGAAAGACGAATTTGCCGGCGTACTCTTCGCCAAAACGGTTGTCAACTTCAAGTCTTTCTTTTCGCATGTTAAGCACCTCAGCTGATCGCAATCGATTTAGCTACAAAAGGAGCTTTGACAGCGATCAGATCCTCGATTCTACCGATGTTTCTGACGTTTTGCCATTTGCAATTGCTGAAAACAGCTTTGTTGCTTCCGCCAAGTCCGAATTCTAAGCTAAATTCGGTGCCGGCGAGAACTTCGTCATGTTCGTCCTTGCTTTCAAACTCAAACGTCAATTCACCATAGGCGTCTCTGTGGCGTTCCTGCAGATACTTCAGAAGCTCTCCGTTTGTGCTGCGAATAACAAGGACGCGTTTAAGGTGGTTCTCAATGGTCCAGCTCCAATCTGTTACTCGGTCCAGTGTGGTAGTGTCTTTTTTGACGTAGCTTTCATTGTAGACCACGGCGCCAGAATAATCCGCATATTGATCACTGTTTTTTGAGGTGCCCACTACAACGTTTTGCCCCATTAATTCTACATTTGGAACAGTTATCACAGCAGTCTCGCTTTCAATATCGGTGAGCTCCACAGTAACCTGATCAATTTTCATGCCTTTAAAAAGCAAGTCGACAATGGATGTTCCTTTTTCATAGATGACTTCAACGCTCATGCTGTTCAAATTCTGAGCAAACAACAGAAAGTTTATGGGAGCAGCGCTCGGAAGGTAATAGCCAAATTTTAGTGTGGGCTTCCGTAAACCCTTTTTGATTGTGTCAAGATCGCGGGATCCAATCCCGCGGAGCTTTAGTAGGCCTGCGTCAAGATTGTGCTGCGCATCGAAAGTTGTCTTTAACCCGAGCATACTAGGGTTAGGACCTGGTGTCTCCCCGTAGGTTGATTCTTCCACGTAGTAGACTTTTTCTTCATGCGATCCATACGCCAACGTTTCCACTCTCCTTATGTTGCTTCAACATTTTCGATATACCATCCTATGACCATGAATTCAGTATGCCAGATGAAGGGCTTAACCGAAACTTCATCAGCATCCCGATGAGTGCCAAATTTTAGATGTGTAATTCCTTCAACGGTCAACACGCACTCATCATAATCGCAATAAAGGACAGCTGCAGTCCCGCCGTCGCTAGGGTTAGTTGTTCTCGCCAAAACATAGATGTAACCCACGCCCTCAGAATCCATGTCAACAAAATTGGTGAGAGCCGAGTCTAGCGTAATTGTTATGGTTTCGTCGCTACCGCCAGTTCCAGTTTCCGCGTTTTCCCAAGCTGAAATTACGTGATTCCAAACCTTAACGGTGACGCCGTTTCCACCGGGAGCAGTGCCATAACCCTCAAAGCTCAGAACAATCTTTTTGAGGTTGTTTTCATGTGGGTCATATTTGGAAGTCTCGAATTTGAAGGCGAACAGAACCATAGCATGTTTTAGGTTTTCGTTAATGGATTTTGAAAATCGCTGGTCATCGCTATACCATAGCTTTTCATAGTCCGTGGCTTCTAGCTCTGTCCATCCTTCGTCATCTGGGGCTAACTCGCTCGCTGAAGCTGCGTGATAGGCTTTGTGTGTGTCGGTTGGCGGTCCGACGCCGACGAAATCGTAAGTAGTCTTGTTTGGTTTGTTTCGTTTCTCGCGGACGATGCGAAGGATCTCTTCTCTAAGTTTTGACCGAGTTCGAGTTCCAGGTTGTTTTCTTTCTTTGTCAATGGTCCAGCAGTCAACTTTAAGATTTAAGACACGCTGGGTTAAAGAGTGGTCGAGGTTCAAAGGTTTAATTGGGCTGGGCTCCCGCAACCCTACAGTAACTTGGCCATCATAGTTTTTGAGGAGTTCACGGTCAAGCCATTCTCTGCTGACATAAATGCTCGCTAGGCTGGCGTCATCATTCACAACCCGCATGTTAGTTTTAAGCAACCGCACAAACGTGACAACGGCATCTTCAACTTCAACCATTAAGCTATTAGCCTCCTGCATACAGCGCGGTAGTAAAAGGGCTCGCCACGGAAACGAAACAGCTCTACGGGACCAACTTCATAGTCCACGCCATGGCGGCGAATCTTGTCTCGTTGGCGAATAGGCAAAAGCGTGTAAACCATGATGAAATCGTTTAGGGTGTAACCGGGCTCAATTACCAGCTCATCAGGGCGTAGCAAACGAACAATTGCCCTAATGTCGATGCCTTCTAGGTAACTTGTTTTGCCTTCACTTTGAACAACACTGTAGAGCGTGAGGTTCTCGCCAGCTTTTTCGAGAATTTGAGCAAAACGTGTCCTAACAGGCTCATGATTAAGAAGTAGAATGCTTAGCCAAGAAACCGTGATAATTGACTGTTTGTTCTCCATGTAGCTCCAGTCGAGGAATTTGACGCCCCAAAACATGAACTCGCTAGAATGCAAGTTTACGATCTGCACGCTTAACTCGAGGCTTGGTTTGTCCTTGGCTGTGCGAATGCTGTAGAGAATGCCGCTAGTTACACCGTCATAGTATTCGCAAGCCGCTTTTCGAGTTGACACGTCAATATAGCCAGCCCAGCAAATGTTCGAGTTGTAGCCTGGATAATCGGCGCTAGCTGGAATCGTGTTGATAAAATCGTAGACCTTCTCAACCGAGAGACTCCAGCCTTCATAGGTGAAAAGTCCAAGCAACGCGTATGCAAAGTCATCATCATAAATCTCGTTTTCTGTTGAGCCAATGCGGTGCCAAGACCCGTCGCCAGTTGGAGGCGGATAATAGTATTGCCATATTCCTTCTAAGCCATCTCGCATGAAACTTAGAAAGTCAGAGATCATGGTCATGTACGTCGCAGAACCCGTGCGATCATAAAGCATTTTCAAGCCGATAAGCGCGTAGAAATTCACGATGTCCATGTGTACTTGCCAAGTATCGTCAATTTTGACTGCTCTGCAAAATCCACCGTAATATTGATCATGAACGCCAACGGGTGGATGTTGCATCTGGTAAAGAAAAGTGCCACCAGCCAAAACAGCAGCATCATAATAGTCTACGTCATTGGTGAGGTCGTAGGCTTTCAAAAGCGCCGGAATAACTCTAGCCGCGTCAATGCTGTAATAGTAATCGCTTGTTTCAGTGCTTTTGAAGCCACCATACGCCTTCTTCAATGGGTCACTATTCTGAAGCGTTAGAATGAAGTCAGCAAGAGAAACAATCTTGTTGTAAATCTCTGTCTTCTTGCTTTCAAACTGTTCGTCATGATAGGCTTCACAGAGAAACTCGATTGCGTGAGCAGCTGGAGCAGGCCCTCTACCCCACTCAGAATCTACCCCAGTGCCAGGGATGTAATAAAAGTAGGGCGCGTAATCAATAATGAACTGGTAATAAGCGCTCGGAACCGTTCCCACTCTTAGACCCTCTTTAACGTCGGTCCCCGCATTCTATTCAGCATACGTTCAAGTTCAACTTGCAAAACTTCTAGAGGAGGTGCCTTACTGAGTACACTCGCATTTTGGTCTCCAACCGAGAAACTTAGTCCAACAGCAGATCCGCCGGTCAAAAAACAAATGGCGTAAATGGTTGCCAAGACCGTGATGAATTCCTTCTCTGCGTCCGTGCAATCGTTGTAATCTATGGATTCGCCAGTTTCCAGTTCAAGCGTAACCTCAGCCCGCTTAATCATTTTAGAAACTTTAGCGTCTGGGATATCAGTTGAACCTATGTTAATTACGTCTCGAATATCATCAGCAGAAACACTTGCCAAAACGGCTCTGGCCCCAAAAGAACGGAGAAAGAAGCAGAACTTAAGGTATTTTGGTCGAAAAAACCGTGAAAAAAGAACCGTGACGAAAAAACTTAGTTGTGCACGCGC